GAGGAGGTGCGCTTCCTGGTCGTCCCGGACTTCCCCTACGTGATCGTCTATCGGGCGACGGCGACGCCGCCGCGCATCCTGCGGGTCCTGCATGGCGCGCGCGACCTGCAGGAGCTGCTGCGTGACCTGCTCGGCGGCGCGTGATCCTCACGCATACTCGCTCGCCTGCTGCTGGTTCCGGAGCACCACGGTCATCATGCGTGTTGCCGTGGCGTTGTAGGCGGCGCGGAACGCGAAGCTCGCCTCGACGCCGGCCGGCCCCTCGATCGGGGTCTTGGCGAGGGCGAGGTAGACCTCGTGCAGGGTGATGGTCAGGCTGCGGTTGGCGTCGATCGTATAGCTGAAGGCGAACTCCGCCGGCGCGTTGTCCTGCGCCTGGGTCAGCAGCGTGCTGTCGGCGAAGCGCGCGGTGATCTGCCCAGTGGCGCGCGCGATGCCGGGATCCACCCCCTCCACCTTCCGGTCGGCGCGGATGGTGCGCACCATCTCCATGCCGTTGGCGTAGGTGAGCCGCGCCCCGGTCACCTGGGCGAGGGCGGCGCCGTTCCGGCTGATCGCCCCCTGCGCCTTGTGGAAGGCGGTGTAGGCGGCGCTGGTCGGGGTGCCGCCTGAACTCGAGGCGCTGCGCGTCGAGCCCTGCCCCATCAGCCCGAAGGCCGCGGTGGCGGGGCCGGTCGGCGAGAAGTCGATCTCCAGCGTGTCGGCGCGCACGCCGGTGCAGAGGTCGTAGTTCGGCACGTCGGGGTAGCCGATCTCGACGCTGTTCGAGGGCAGCGCCGCCGCGCCCGAGCCGAAGCTGTGGATGAAGTTCGGGTCGGTGCCGGTGGTGGTCGGCGGGCCGAGCAGCAGGCGGAGCCAGTGGCCGATGTTGACCAGGTCGACCGGCACGACGGCCTGGCCCTGCACGGTGACGGTGTCGAGGAAGGGCGCGGCCGGATCGCGGCTGCTGCCGACGCCGATGACGTCGGCGTCGAGCAAGGGCTGCTCGGCGCCGAGGTCGCAGGAGAGGAAGGGCAGGCGCCGCCAGTCGCCCGAGGGCGCGGTGCCATAGGTCGCCTCAGGGATCATGAGCAGACGGCAGTTGGCGCCGATGGCACGGGGCATCGGGGGTCTCCGGGATCAGCGGGAGGGGTAGGCGTCAGGCCAGCGGCGAGCCGGCGACGGTGAAGAACAGCGCGACGGGGACCGAGGCAGCACGGGCGGCGGCGGCGCCCTCGAACTCGACGTCCTCGAAGTCGGGCGCGGCGGGCTGCGCCCATTCGACCGCGCCGCCGAGGCTGCGGTCGGCGGTGATGGCGGCGGCGATGTCCACCAGCAGCGCGTCGAGCAGCGCAGTGCGGGCCGTCGGCGTCGCGCCGCCGACGGTGACCTCGACCTCGGCGCGATGCTCGATGGCCCAGGCGAGCGGCGAGAGGATCGCTGTCTCCTCCACGGTCTCGCCATCGCGAATGACGACCAACCCACCGGCCGGTAGGCGCTGCGGCACGGTCTCGCTGCGCAGCACCAGCGGGGCGGGATTGCGGGTGGCGAGCGCGGTCTGCAGCCGGCCGTGCAGCGCCGCGATCGCAGCCTCGCGCACGCTCACGGCGTCGCCCTCCCGCTCTCGTCGGACGCATGCGTCCGACCCCAGGCCGCCACGAAGCGCCCCGGCAGCCGGCGCAGGCCGCGCTCGGCGGCGCCCTTCACGTCCAGCCGCTTGGCGAGCTTCACCTGCGGCAGCAGCAGGAACATCGGCACCATGCCGCGGGCGAGCATGCCGCGCGCCCAGGCCTCGCGGCCCTTGCGGTGGCCGGTGCCGATCTCGGTGAGGCCACCGGCGATCAGGCGGGTCCGCCGCCGCCGGCCGGTCGGCTCGCCGGCGCGGAGCGGCAGGCACCACACGAAGCCCCGGCCGGACTGGAACGGGCGGAGGAACGCCTGGCCGGAGGCGACCATCTGCGCCGGCGTCACCCGCAGGCCCTTCTCGCCGCGACCCCGGCGCCCCCGCGCCGCGTTGAAGCCGGTCGGGATGGCCAGGAACCGCCGCCCGCCCTTGGCGCGGATCAGCGCGCCGCGCTCGAAGGCGTCGATGACGTTCGGCACCTTGGTCCAGACCAGGCCGGCGGGGCGCAGCGACTGTCCCATGCGGGGAAACACCTGCGAGCGCCAGGCATGGGCGATGCCGCGCGCATTGCCGCCGAAAGCGGTGGTGACCTGCCGCCGCAGCTCGGCCTTGACCTGCTCGGTCTCGGCGCGGGTCGCGGCCATCGCCGCGCGCTCGCCGGCGCGCACCTCGGCCGCGAGCGCCTGGCGCAGGTCGCCGACGACGCGGGCCGCAAGCCTCACGGCGTCCCGCCCCCCGGCGGCAGGCCGGTGCGGTGGCGGATGATGGCGACGGCGAGGTCGTGCAGCGCGGCCTGGCCGAGGTAGCCGAACACGAAGGCGAAGAGGAACCGGCCGTACTCGTTGAACGCGAGGAAGCCGCCGAGGGCATAGCCGGCGCTGCCAAGCAGCGCCGCGGAGGGCAGCTCCCAGGCCAGGCACCAGCCGAAGCGCCGGCGCTCGGGGTGGTTCCAGCGCACGAAGCCCCCCGCGAGGCCGGCCGCGGCGCCGAGCAGCAGGTCGCGCAGCACCTCCAGCAGGCTGAGGGCGTTCTGCGGCATGGGGGGCGGGCTCCTATCGCTGGCAGAGGACGCGCCAGGTGGTGCCGGAGGCGTCGCGCTCGGCGTGGCTGACGGTGAGCAGGTCGGGGCCGAGGGCGAAGCGGTCGCCGGCGGCGAGGTCGGGTAGGACGGCGATGGGAACCGAGAGGATGTCGGTGGCCGAGAGGATCTCCGTCCCGAAGGCGTCGGCCACGCGGTCGGGCGAGGAGCGCAGGACGCGGACCGCAACTGCAGGTCCGATGCCGCCCTGGCGGTAGACGGCGTCCACCCCGAGGTTCGGATCGGCGACCAGCGCCGCCATCGCGTCGGCGAAAGCATTCACTGCTCGGCTCCGCCGGCGGGGTTCAGCCGCCGCACCGCGGCGAGCCGCCCGGCGCAGTCGGCATGGGCGGCGTCGTAGGCGAGCAGCAGCTCCGCCACCTGCCCCTGGGTCAGCCGCTCCGTGCTGGGCAGCGCCGGCGCTGCGGCGCAGACCAGCAGCGCGTCAGGGAGGCGGAGCGGCAGCAGGCGGATCTCCGGCGCTGCGGTTGGCGCGCAGGCGCTCGACAGCATCGCGCAGCACAGGGGCAGCGCCGGCGGCATGGCTCGGGTCACGGCGGAGCGCCTCCAGGTTGGCGCCGAGGCGCGCGGCCTGGGCGCGGGCACGCTCGGCCTCGTCGGTGAGCGCGGCGATGTGGCGCGCGTGCTCCGCCGTGGCCTGGGCGAGTGCGGCCGCATTGGCTGCCGCCGCACGGCTGGCCATCGCCGCGTCGAGGCGTGCGGCATCGCGCTGGGCGCGGAAGTGCCAAGCGGTCAGGGCGGTGACAGCGAAGGCCACCGCGAGACCGATCGGCAGCGCCTGCCGGCCGAGCAACGCCAGGATGGCCGGGCCCGTCACGGGTAGGCCGCGCGGTCGAGTTCGAAATGCGGCCCGTCCCGGAAGGAGGCCCAGTCGCCGCCCCAGACGATCGGCACGCCGAGTTCCTTCGCCGCGGCCTTCATCGCGGCGCCGATCTGCTCGTACAGGGGCCAGTCCCAGCGGACCTCGCCGTGTTCGGGGACGCCGTCGCCATCGTCCAGCCAGTAGGCCAGATCGACGGCGTGGCCGGTGAGGTGCCGGCTGTTCATGGTGCGCGAGGCCCCGATCGCGACGAGGCGAGCCTGCCGCTCGCGCGAGCGCACCCCTTCCGTCACGATGAACGGCACCTGCTGGCGAGCCCGTTCGACGACGCGGACCAGGTCCCGGTGCACGCCCGCGAGGCGCGCCCGGTCGCGCGGCAGCAGCGCGGCCATCACGCCCCCGACGCCGGCACGCGGGCGAGCATCACCCGCACCGTGGCGTCCGATGCCGCGGCTGCCATGGTCGCGATACCGACCTGGAAGTTGCCGGTCGCGGTGGTGGTGATGCGGCGGTTGGTGTCGTCCCAGAAAACGCGCGCGCCGGCGGAGATCGCCTGTGCGGGGTCCTTGGGCAGCTCGAACTCGCCGCGGGTCTCGCACTCGACGGTAGCGTTCTGGGCGGCGTCGGAGGCCGCCACCCCGAAGAAGGCGCCGACCAGCATGCCCTGGCCGGCGAGGATACCCCCGGCATAGGGCACCACCATCGGGATGGAGCGGGCATCGGGACGGATGCAGTTGCGCATGGGAGGGTCTCCTCTGAAGTGTGGATCAGGAGGTGGAACGAAGGCGGCCGTTGCGGCGGCCGGACACTGGTGTGTACACTCGGCGTGATCACGGAGGTTCGGATGCCTGACGAAGCCAAGGTGAGCGTGCGCGACTTCCGCGGCCGGCTGTCGGAGCACCTGCGGCGCGTGCAGCGCGGGCAGTCGGTGCTGGTGACCTCGAATGGCGAGCCGGTCGCCCGCCTCGTGCCGGTCGAGCGCCCGGCCGCCGCACCGCGGCCGTTCGGCTTCATGAAGGGCCGGATCCGCGTGGCGCCCGATTTCCGGGAGACCCCACCCGACATCCTGGCCACAATGGAGGCCGATCCCTTCCCGCCGCGTCGCCGCGGCCGTGCCGCGTGAGGCTGCTGCTCGACACCCATGTGCTGCTGTGGTTCGCGGCCGGCGACGAGCGGCTCGGGCGGAAGGCCCGCGCGGCGATCGCCGACCCCGCCAACACGGTGCTGGTCAGCGTCGTCTCCTTGTGGGAGGCGGCGATCAAGGTGCGGATCGGCAAGCTGGACGTCGACGTGTCCGCGCTGATCCGGGACAGCGTGCGCGCCGGGTTCGATCTGCTGGACCTGACGCCCGGGCATGTCGGACGGCTGCCGGCGCTGCCGGTCTCCGGCCGCCATCGCGACCCGTTCGATCACCTGCTCCTGGCGCAGGCCGCGGCCGAGGGCGCGACCTTCGTGACCGATGACGGGCACGCCAGGCGCTATGGCGTGCCCATCCTCCGGTCGAGGTGATCAGGTCCCCGGGTTGAACCAGGCGCCGCGCCAGTCGATGGCGCCGACGCCGAAGTCGAAGATCACGCTGACCTCGACGCCGTCCGCGCCCTGCACCGGGCCGGTGGTGACCTGCGGCCCCTCGGCGCCGTTCAGGTAGCCGTAGACGTAGACCGGCGCCGCGACCGGGTCGGAGAACAGGTACCAGCGGTTGGCCGGGATCAGCGGCTCGACCACCGGCTGCACGAAGCCGGCGAAGACGTT